CAAAACTAGTTCTTTTTCTCTTATACTCAAAGTTTCTTTTTCAGAGTTGTATTTATCACACAACTCACCGACTTCTTTGAGTAACTTTACACTCACATCTAATAGTTTAGCATATACATCCATAAACTTCTCGGGATAGAGATAGGTCTCTATATACTGATACTCTGACGAGGTTTCACCGTAATAATTTTTGATAAGGAGTTTTAACTCTCGGGACAACTTAGAATACTTTCCTTCAAGGAAATGTTTCCAGTCGTTAGCCCACTTATCAAAGTTAAACACATACAGTTTAAACTCATCCGCGTCTATAACATATTCAAATAATGGATTGGATGTTAACACATCACTTTCAAACGTTTTGAAGATATCGCTATCTTCAGCTTTATACGCACATATTAACTTTCTATCCTCTACAGAGATCTTTCCTTCTATTGAAAGATAGACACTTGTTGGATTAAATAAACTCATCTTCTTTATACCAAGTGCGGGAAACAAAAAAGATCTTGACTTTTGAAAATACTTTCCGTATAAGCTAGTTATCATATGTTTTTCTTATAAGACTACGTTTCCCGTAGCAAATTCATACGGAAGCGTAAAGTCTTTGTTTATATAATGCCACTCAGCTTTCTTTAGAACGTCTTGCATCCTTTCAAGCCAGCTGTTTAGCGTTGTTTGACTCACTGGAAACGCATAGGTTTGGAACGTTTTGTCTATAACAACAAAGTGAAACTTAAGATCATAACCTCCTACATCAATAAGATGAGAATAACTCATAGCCACTAAGGAACAGTAGATAACTGCTTGTAACCAATATGAATAAAACTCAACTGTTTCAGGAAAATCTTTTAGATCTTTACTGGTAGTTTTGATATCGTTAATACGAATCTCTTTCTTATCATGATCTAAAACTATGTTGTCTAAAATACCTTTTATACCAAATGGTTTTCCAACCACTTCCATTTGAAGCTCTGTTTCATTAAGAACTTCAACATTATCAAACTCAGAAACACTACATCCAATAAGCTGACATATTTTTTTATCTTGTTTGATGAGCTCTACGGCTCCTTTACAATAGTCATAATCTTCTTGAGATATAAGAATCTTTCCTTGTTTCATCTTAAGATGTTCCCAATACGCAATGGTTTCAGGTGTGATGATTTTGGCAACCCTTTGTTGATCTGTATTTAACTTCTGGTGTAGGTTGATATCTTTCAACACTTGAACGATCTCAGCTTCATACTCTGTAAGGAGTAGTCTGTTCTCATCTCTGTATTGTCTAAACACAGTGTCCACCACCTGTCTCGTATTACCTGCAGGAAGTATTTCGGAAGAGATCAGAAACATCTTGTCAAAGTTTTCTTCTTCTAATAGAAGACAATGGACTAGTCGTCCCTGAACTAAATGACTTTCTGGTTTTTCCTCTTTGTTTCCTAGCACATACAGCTGATAGAAAATGGCGGGGTTCCACATAAGCTGTTTTAACGAGCTATAACTAAACACCATTTTCTTTTGATAGAACTCATCTTCCAGATGTTCCATCGTCTCTCTTAATAAATCATCTAGCATCTTGTATAGATATGTTTTGTTTTTTACGATATTCAAGTTCTTCTTCAAATAGTTTCTTTCTCCACTGATGCATCTCGTATACATCTACGATGGCTCTTATATGACCATCGCTCATTTCTGATAGGGATATATATCTCAATGGTTTATCTCCATCTTTACCTCGGGTTCCCCATATAGGAACTCCACGACAAAGATCAAATCCATCTGACAAATATACGGGACGTGGTTCAACTAATGTCATATCTTTTCCACCACAACGTATATAGTCGGTTCCTCCATCAGCCATGGTTTCATTAGGACACCCACACAATACATAGTCGTGTCTATGCATAGACATTATTGTTTTACCACACGCTTTACAAAACACTCTATTAAGTACTAGTTGACTCATCTTCATTTTTTTTTGGTTTTTCCCAAACTCCTTTTTCTTCTAAAAATAGACGAATACGATCAGCTGTTCTTTTATCTGTAGTGAAAGCTTCAGTGAGTTCTATAAATCTATAAACCTCATGGAGCTCTTTCTCATAATAATCAGCCTGATGTTTAGCTATCGGATTTTCTACGAATGCTGACATGGTTTCTATCATTTTGTGTTTTAATGTTTCCACTTATACCCTCCAGCTGTTTTAGATAGCCCAGATAAACAATTTCTAATAGCTCCTCTATAAATACCTAATTGTTCTGAAGGTTCTTTTGTACCACTCCATTTTTGTATAAAAGTTCCTTGTTTATCATATTGATAAATCGTTTTACTTTTACTTATACGAGAACTTTTTGGACAATAGGAAGTAATCTTATCATATTTTACAAATCTCCATTGGTAACCACCTGCAGAAGGAGTTCGTCCATTTACCGCATTGTATATATCACAGGAGTATTGTTTTTTAGCTTTTGCTATACTACTAAAAGATTGTATATAATCCCCAGATAAAGAGTATTGATGTACTTCTTTAGAGTTTTTATTAATAGATGCTTTTGTAGCTAAAGCTTTTATTTCAGAATCATCTTTAACTATGTTACATAATATTCCTGTATTATTCCAAGAGTATCCATACTTAATAATCAACTCTGTTTCTTTTAATAAACATTCTTTTTCTATTTCAAACTCTTCAAGTATCTCCACTTTATAAGGAGTCTTATTAACAATATTCAACCAATAGTTATTTCTAGAATCTTTAGTATAAGCTCTATGATAGATATTTCCTTTAGACTTTTTAGTACCTTTTCCAATGTAAAAAATAACATTGGTGTCTAGTCTTCTATGTTGATAAAGATAATATTTCTTGTTTATGTCTTCCATATAACAAAGATATGAAAATATGACATATTAAACAAGTTTATTTTTTTCTCTATCATCTTTGGTCTTTTTGTCATGGCAATGGGTACACAAAATTTGTAAATTATTTTTTTCACAGAAAAGTCTACTGATGAATCCATCAAGATCAGCGCTACAGTTTAACGCTCCGGCACCTATGATGTGATCCACATTAATAAGCTTCTCTATAAACCATCCTTTACAATGAGCACATTGATACTCGTATTTCTGTCTTTTATTAGGTCCAACATAAAGACGTCTAGCTTCTTGTTTGGCTTGACTTATAGGCGGCCACCATCGACTCTTTTGTCTCAGTGCACTACGTATAAATGTCCAATAAGCTGCTTCACTCATTGTACCACCAGCCCTAGTTTTTTCACCACGGGGCTTCCTCGCTGTCACTTTCTTCTTCGCTTTCATTTTGCAAAGATATAAGTTTACTGTTAATAATAGGAACAATCCTATTTCTAACAGACAACGGGCCGTGGTCACGAATACTATCTGAAGGATCTTTACTCATAGGAAGAAGACACACTTCTACATAAGGATATACTTCCTTATATTTTCTCATAGCTTCTATTCCTGGTTCATCATTATCAAACAGAACAAGTATCTTCTTATACATCATCACATAGTTATCCATGTCTCCTGGTTTAATCAGAGTGTTCTCTGAATCAGGAGCAATAATATCCAGCTTCTGGAGCTTCAGACTTTTTATGGCCATGATGTCCTTGAGACTAGATGTGATGAGTAGATATGGGTTACCTGTTGTCTGATCAGATCCTTGTATATAATCTTTCACCTTAAGAAACTTTTTATCAAGTGTCTTAGGTTGATAAATCTTATACAGAGTTCCATCCTTTCTAAAGTATCCGTATATATAACTTCCGGAAATGGTTAATGTTATAGGACCTTCGTCAGTGTTCTTCTCCATGAGATAACTTTGAAGAGGTCTTACATTGTATTCAGCTAGTAGCTTTGATCCTATGTTAAACTGAGTCCATAAATACTGATCTTTAGATGTCCAATCTCTAAACGTAACACTGGTAACTTTGTACCTTGAGTGTTTTTTAAAGTCTTGCATATCATATCCTCCATTGTTATGAAGGACGTAATCATTGTATGTTTCTATAATTAGCTGTGAGGCTTCGTGGAAAGACATATGATGTAGTTCTTTTACAAGATCTACAGCTGAGCCGCCTCGTCCTGTAGAAAAATCTTTATACCTGTATTCACTATTACAATAGATAGTGAAGCTAGGAGTCTTTTCTTTAGGATTAAACAAACTCTTTATCTTAACCTCTTGGCCTGTAAGCTTTTCTTTGAGCTTACAAAAATGCTCAAAGATCCATGGAACAGGTACCGATTTAACATCGTGTACAAGATTCTTAGTGTTAAACATAAAAACTTTTTTAAAAAAATAAGGGGCCCTGTTAAGAGCCCCTTAATATATCTCGACAATATTACATGTCGAATTCACTAGGCTCGAAGCTTGCCACTTTCTGACTTGGAGCTAATGGTTTGAAATGATAGATGTTAGTCTTATCAAATACATCCAGCTTAGCTTTATTAGCAGCTACAAACTTATACTTAGGAAGAGACAGTTTTAAAATGGTTTTACCATTATACTCTTCTTCAGTACCTTTTAAGAACCAGTTGGTATCATGTCCTTTAAGAACATCGATAGCCAAGCTAACCCATTGTTCAATACTAGTCACTTCGTTAGAAGCGCTGATTTGATCCACTTGTTTTCTTAAGCCAAGTTCGTTAGCGATAACAACAATCTTACTCAAGATCTCATTTTTGTTAAGCTCTTGTGCGTTGAACTGGTCAGTCCAAGAGGTTGCTGTCACTTTACTACTTTGACCTTTAAACTTAGGTCCTTCTGGGTTGTTCTTATCGATCGCCCATCCTTCAAAGTCTGGAAGAGCAGGTCCTTCTAGAACAAGCTCTAACACTTTTTTATCACCTTTAGATGACGTTCTCACTGTGCCACTTACTATATGGGCATTTACTACTCCTGGTTGGAGACTCTTTTGTACTCCACCACCTTTTACTTCTTGTCCTTGTGTACTAAACATACCGGATTGGTTTATTAATTTTCGTAATCTATGATAGCTTTTCTTACAACTTCTAAATCATTGGCTATCTCCAATGTTAGAAACATACCTCTCGGAGACTTACAGGTATTATCTCCTGATGTTTGGGTTTCAAAAACATAACGAAGTAGTCCTTCTTTATCTTTTTTCACTTTACCAAACAGTACAATGGAAAACAAACCTTCTAGTGTCAGCTTGTCGTCTATAAGTTTGCCAATTGTCTTTGCTTTAACTCTACGTCTTCCTTCAATATCAACACTTTCTTCTGAATGAGTTAGATAAAAAATAGTAAGATCTTCTCTTAAATTCTGAGGAAGTCTAGACAATCGAGCTAATTTACCTCCGATCTGACTAAATTTTTCATACCCTTTCTCATTTATTTTATCAAAGAACTCAAACGAACTTACGTATTGAAAATCATCTACCACTACAGTTTTGATTTCAGGACGTTTTTCGCTTACATAACGTATACAAGCTTCGATACTTTCCGCGTCACTCTTATTAATGATGTTACCTGTTGGGTTTTCTTTACTCCAACCAACATATCTATTCTTCCATCCTTTGAATGGAAGAGGTTTGTTAGCAACGTTAATAATAAAAGTTTCCTTTGGATTAAGGTTTTCGATACTTGTACTTTTGCCGGAGCCACTCTCCGCAATAACTAATACTCCTCTAGCCATGATACTTTTTTTACTTTTGATTTTTGATTAAATCGTTTAACCAAGACTTGAACGATACAGGGTTTCCTGTATGTATGGCATAGTAGTCCCGGATAGTCATCTCAGAATAAGGAGCGTCAGCCTCAGATGCTAAAGCTGGAGCTTGCACCGGAGTTTTGAAGAAAGTGACAGCTTTACCTGTTTCTTTCTTTTCTTGCTTCCTCTCACTTTCTAAAAACTTATCACTACTTGTAGCTGCAGCTGTCTTAGCTATTGCTGCGCTAGTTGGATTAACAACTCTCAACTCTTCTAAAGGAACATAGAATGAACCTCTTTCGTTCATCTCATATTCTTCTTCAAAGTGAGGATTGTAAGGTACACGGTAAACCGTTCTTTCGGGAGAAGCCGGTTTATAGTCTCGATCGATCAGCTCAAAGAACAACCCATTGGGCCTTTTGAACTCAGAGGGAAAAATCCCCACTACGGTTTTACCTACATTCTTACCTGTGTTAGTATAAAACCCCATCTTCATCTGAAAATCGTTGGGTGTTATACCTAGGTCACGGATTAAATCATCGTGATCCTTTCTAATAACTGCAAGCTGATGCGCTTTGTAGTCTGCTTCTGTTGCGAAGCCATCGTAAACTCCTGACATGTGTCGTGTGTTTGTTGTGAAAAATGTGTTTGTTAGGTGGTTCTCCATCTTGGAGCCTTTCCAGATCCACCACCTGTAGGATTGGAAACGGTTGGAGGCATTGATTCCCTCATACAACCCTTGTTAAACTCTGCTTTCATGAATACAATGTTAGAACTATTAGGACTATTTCTAGACTTAATAATATGCATGGCGATGTCATCACTAGTCATCACATAACCATGGGGACCATATACAGGTACATCAGCTATGTAAGGGCGGTTCATCACAGACACCATGTCTGAACACTGCATTAGACAATCACCACCAAAGATATCACTACTAGTTGGATAGTTACCTATATTTCCTGGTATTTTTCTTACGGCTTCATCAATACTTCTGTTAAGTTGACTTAACATAATAACAATAATAGGGAGATCTCTTTTTACTCTAACTAAAGTTTCACCAGTGTTGTACAAAGTGTTCATCTTTTCTCTTTCTGAAACGGACTGTTTGATTAACCAACTATGGTCTATCGTGACGATGAGAGGCTTACCACCCAACGCATTATAATAATGGTGGATAGCTTTCTCCATCTCAAGATGTGTCATAGAGTCGCTAATCAAGTAACGCATAACTCCTAGCTTTTCTAAAGCTAATGTGTCATGCATGTGTTGGATCATCTGTTTATGAGCGAAGTCTTGCAACTCAGAGTAGGCGCTAAGAACAGTGTTGTAATCTAAAGCTGTCTCTGCAGCGAAAGCTCTTGACGCATACTGTTTAGTTCCCATCTCAAACTGAAACTCCAAGATGTTAAAATCCACCCCAGGGTTTAACATTCGAGATTCTCTAAGTATCTGACTTACGATCATTGTTTTGCCAGATCCGGGTCTAGCACCTATCGTCCATAGGGAGCCCCATTCTAAACCATTGACACCGGAAGCGTTAATCCCGGCCCATGGAGTTTTGAAAGACACGTTACGTCCTTTCTTTCTATCTTCTATATATATCAGACCCTCTCTAAGGATTTCTGAATATCGTCTCGCCCCAAACGGGTTTTTTTCCATATGCTCTTAGAGATTTTGAGCTTACAAATATAGATCTTTGATGTGTTATAAACAAAAAAAATCTTTAGTAAGCTCGTGTTAAAATTGTTGGATCATCTTGTATCATTTGACAATAATCCGCCAGTTTAGATGTAACATTCTTATGTACGTCCATCTTCTTTATGAAGTATGAACTAGTCATCGTATACTGATAGGCTGTAAGCTGTTTCTGCATAAGATAATACTGGGTAGCATCTAAAACAAGGTCCCAGGAAAACTCTGGATAGGTTTTGAAAAACCAAACAAATTTGTCCTTAAGCTCTCGTACGGTTTGTCTAGCCACTTCGCCAGATGGAAACTTTCCTACAGGAAACAACTCTCTATATTCGTTTAGTTTTCCTAAAAAGTCTTCTCCTAGAACGGATGAGGTGACAGCTTTTTTAGTTTTTACTAAGAATGTTTCAAATTCTTCCAGGATGTTCATAGCTTCATGACTTAATACTCCATGTTCATCAATAAACCCCTTGGCACGAGCGAGCTTATATTCTTCCTCTACATTGACTATCTTAGATGGTTTGATCTTCCACCTGCAACAATCCAGAAAGTATAGCTGATTCGGACTTATCTGATATCTGATCAGATTCGTCCACAATTGGTGACTCATCGGTTTCTATATTTAATGTTTCTCTAAGATGTCTATCAATCATCTGATATTTTGCTCTGAATGTTTCTTCTGTGTCCATCCTATCAGCAAAAGACCTTAGATTGTGTATGACAGTGGTATGATCCCGATTTCCTATAGAGTGTCCTATAGTTTTTAAGCTATATTTCATTCTTTTAGCCATGAAACAATATATGTTTCTTAGCTCGACAAGGTCTCTTTGTCTACTTTTATTGTGAAGATGAAGCTGTCTACCATAACGCATAGGAAGAAAAGGTATAAAAACATCTTTAAGATCTTTTAAACTTATGATTCCTGTGTCATTTGTAGGTAGATTTTCCTTACCAATCACTATGGGGTAGTATCCCATCTTCTCATGAAACTCACTACGGAACTTAGTGATAAGTTTCTTTTCCATGTTATACGCGTATAGCGTAGCTGTATCCATGATAAAATATTTATGTGAATAGATATTTTTGTACTCAAAAAACCGTATATTATATTGTAGATTAAATACAAAAGCTTTATATATGTCTAGAAACTTCTATGCCCAACAAGATCACCTAGGTTTTCCAATACCAGGTACAATGATGTTTACAACGGCTCCTTTGCCTATTCCGAAGAATACATTCGCTATTCTTCCGCAAACATACACTCCAGGTGTATACCAACAACAACGTGTTCACCCAGGTGGAATTCGTTATTTTGTTCGTAAACTAGCTAATGGAGACATTATTCCGAATACATTGTTCTTAAGTACAACACAACCTGCTGGATTGTGGTGGGAACTTAAAGTGTTTTACAATGCTCCAGGTATCCATCCTATAGGTAATATTACTACAGGTTTAGACTACACCGGTGCAGGTCCTTCGTCAACAGTTACGCAGGGTATTTCTTTCTACCATATAGCTCCGGGTGAGATTGTTACTGTTTCTCATACTAATACCAACTTTGAAATATCTACTGATGGTGTAACTTGGACTACAGGAAGTGTGACATATACTGTTGGAACTACAGATCCAAGTGTTGCTAATCTTTATATAAGATTAAAAGCTGGTTTATCAGTTGCTTCTTATACAGAAACAATAACTTTAAGCTCTCATACAGTTGTTACTCCAGTAACTTTCTCAGTGACTGGAACAGTATCTTAATCCTTTAAAACCTCCTTCTGATGGCGACAACCCCATTAGCTGAAAAGATAAAAGCCTGGTCTTTTAATGGACTTGTAAGTGTTCTCGGTTTAATGATTTGGACCGACCTACAAACTATTAAAACAACGTTAGCAAACGCAACTAATCAAACAACTACAGATAAAGCTAATATAACCAATCTGGAAAACAGAGTGAATAAGTTAGAAGCTGTAGTGTATAAACAACCACGTTTAGTTAAGTCTGAACAGAACATTCCTTCAGAACCTCCTAAAGATAGCGCTCCTCTTTTTACAAGAGTGATAGCTACCAAACCTGATGAAAGAGAACTAGTAGTTAAAATCATCAACAAAACAACCTTATAATGGCATATAGAGGATTATTTGAGTCAATAGATTGGCTTACAAAACAAATGAATATTATTTTAAGACTAGTACCTATTCCTTATCAAGGTTCTTTTGAAGATAGCACCACACAGTCTAGCGCAGGTATTACATCTGTAAACGTAGTTACATTTAACAGTACATCACAATCTAATGGTGTATCTATTGTATCTAACTCTCATATAACATACACGAATCCTGGAACCTATCTTATCAACTTTCTTGGTCAGTTTTTCTTTACAGGTGGAGCTAGTAACTATAACATCACTGTTTGGTATAGAAAAAATGGAGTTGATGTACCAGGAACAGCATATACTTTTACAACAACTGGAGCTCAAAACAACCAAACATTAGCCAACTTAGAAGATATTATCACTGTAAATGCTGGTGATTATATTCAAATATGTTGGTGGGCTGCAGCTGCTGGAGTATCTCTTACACCTACAGTCGCTGGAACAAACCCTATAACACCTGCATCAGCAAGTGCTAATCTAAACACTTGGAGAATTGGATAAACCTTTAAAAATACTCTATATGAAATTTGGACCTCAACACTACTTTAGTGTTACCCCTAAGAAAATTGTACAACTAGCTGATGCTATAGTAGGTGCCAGTGTATTCGCTGGATCTATAGCTTCTTTAAATGGACATCCTATTACAGGTACTGTTGTGTTTATAGCCGGTGTGGTTGCTAAAACAGCTTCTAACTTTTTCGGTGAAGAAGTTAAAGAAGAATCTGTAACCACTGTTGTAACAGAAAATAATCCCGAAGTAGCTGCAGCTGTTTTAGAAACAGCTATTTCTCCACAAGTGTAATATGAACAAAAACCTTCTTCCTTATATAGTGATAGCGGTGTTAGTAATCGTTATATTTCTACAACGTAGTTGTAAATCTGTAGATCTTCCTAAAGAAACTATAGATACGCTATCAAAGAAACATGTTATTGTGTATGTACCTATTCACGATACTACCAAGGGAGCTATAATCAGACTTCCAGGTAAACGTGATACAACATGGTTACATGATACAGCTTACACTCCAAGTGAAGATTATAATAATCTGTTAAAACAATATGATGAGCTGGGAGATAAATACTTCCGTCTCAACACATATAAAACCAAGTTTCCTATAAAGAACTATGGATCTATCACTGTATACGACTCAATAGTTTCTAACTCGTTAGTTGCTACAGTGGCTATAGATAGTCTTAAAATACCGGAATTCCACGATACATTCACCATAACTAAAACAATACCTGATGAACCTAAGCGACAGCTTTATTTTGGTGGTAGCTTGTTTACTGGCAAGTTTGATCCACTTAGCGCTGCTCAAGTGGGGTTTATCTATAAAGATAAACGTGATCAGGTTTTTACTATTGGTGTTATGTATAACGGTGCTCTTTCTGTTGGTGGTGGATATTATTGGAAGATTAAACTTAAACATTGATGAACTGGAAAAATTTTGGTATTAACCTAGCTGATGGCGTAGCTTCTTTTGTAGGAAGCTGGACTTTTATAATCTGGCAGACAGTGATCCTCGTTATATGGGGAGCTGTAAATGTTTTACACTTTAGCAACTTTGATCCATATCCTTTTATCCTGATGAACTTGTTATTATCAGCCCAGGCAGCTTATGCCACCCCAATGATTCTAATGAGTTCCAATAGACAAGCTATTAAAGATAGAGAAGAACTACTTAAAGATCTTAAAGTTGACCAGGAGTCTAAAGAAATACTACAATCAATGATGATACTTCTTGTAAAACTAGAAGAAGATCTAGCTTTAGATAGACAAGCTATCAGAGAACATGCTAAGATCTTATCTGAGATTAAGAAAATCAAAAAAACTACTAAATCCCATGGCTAATTTTGACTTATACTTTCCTAAAGAAGTAGCTTTTGAAGGATCCGCTTATGAAAATGTTCCAGGTGATACAGGAGGCTGCACCAAGTTTGGACTTACACTAGACGATCTTAAAGAATTCATATTAGATACCGATCATAACGGTGTGTTTAACTGTGAAGACGTCAAGGCTATATCAAGAGAACAAGCTCATAGTGTACTTAAGAAACTTTACTGGGACTATTTTAAAGCTGATGATATACCTGAACAAAGCTTAGCTGAATTCATAGTTGACTCTGGGCTTAACCAAGGCCGCGTTTTAATTGTCAAATACATACAGAACCTTCTAGGTGTAGAAGTGGACGGACACTTCGGACCTAAAAGTTTTCAGTTTCTACTGGACAGAATAAAGATTGACCAGGGTAAAGCTACATTTAACCAGTTGTATGCTAAAAGATATGAAAGATATAAAGCGATTGTAGCTAACAACGCTTCACAAAATAAATTTTATGCAGGATGGATAAACCGTCTTAACTCAATTAAATACTCTTAACATGGCTAAAGGTAGTGTAACTAACGCTAACAAAGTGACCTTTGGGTCGCGTAAAGGTGGGAAGGCAAAGAAGTCTTCCGGACCAAAAGATAAGAAAGTTTCCAAGTATATTGGACAAGGAAAATAGGGGCTCGTAAGCCCCTATTTCATTTTTATCTAACAACTTTTCCTTTGGTATTCACCTTAAAGATCTTGTGGCCATCAAACATTACAGCTTGTCCTCTATCAGCATATTTAGCTATAGTTTCGGCTATGAAAGAACCAAATCTACAACCTTCTACACCAATGAAGAAAGCCTTCTCTGAATAAATACTACAATTATCTTCAGCATCTGTGATGATGAGCGCATTGTCATCGTTCTTAGATATGTGATCTAATACTTTGTCGATGCTAGTACCACCATTCAAACCGATTCCCGCGATACTAAAGATATTTGGATTCAACTCTGTAACCCTGTCGTTAAAGACAAAGATCTTGTTTAAGAGATCCATTTGTTGAAGCTTATATGCAAAAGCTTTACAAAAATCAAGCTTATCGATGTTGTTTCCATTAACATCTTTCACACCACATGTACCGGACATAGAACCAGAGATATCGATATAGATGTTAATCTTACCAATATTCTTTGTATCCTTCACCTGCACATCTTCTATCATAAACTTTCTTAGCTTAGGATGTAAAAACAGATAGTCATCAATACCAGCGATGTTGTCAGTGTTGAATAAGTCTTCATACTTAGTCTCCTGTTTAGAAGAAAAATAGTTTTTAGATCTATCCATCAGCTTCTTGATGTTTTCCTTAAGAGATCCCATAGAAAGATTGATACGAGCTAGCTTGTCAGCTACACGTTTCATCTCTCCTGGATCCAGCTTAGCGGCACCTTGTCCACCCTGTGCATTATCAAACATACCTTCTTGTGTAGGTTTGTCCATGGCCTGGTCTATACTCTTACACAGATCCTGTGCTTGTTGTATAGCTTTTTCCATTTGGTTCTTAGACTGTTGGTTGTCCAACATGTCTTTCATAATCTGATCCAATCCTGGATTATTGGATCCATCTCCATTCAACCCATCCATCATCTGATCATGTTTATCCGAATCTATATACTCCAGAAGAGTCATCTGACTCAAGAAATATTGTAACACATTTCTTGTGAAGATGGAACTCTTTAGATTACTAGTTTCAGACATAATCTTACCGACAGGGTTATTAGCTCTCTCTAAAAACTTGTATTGTGCATAGTTTTTATCAGTGCGTTCTGTGAACTCCATCTGATTCATCTTATGATAATACATCTTAAAGATGTCGTTCTTCATATGGGCAGGAAACTTTTTATAGTTTTCTTCCATCTTTTTGGTAAAAGCATTAAGATCTGGTTTCTTATCCTGTGGGATACTTTGGCCAGCCTTACTCTTTATCATACTCTCGAACGCTTCTTTAACGTTGTTAGCATCTTTTATATATGTGTCACATATGTTTTGTAAACGATTTTCATCGATATAGTGCATATGCGGCTTGATAAGATCAGCTTTTTTATAAAAGCTCACCTTGTCAAACAAACCACCTTTGTCTTTATAGTGAGATGTGATCTCACCTTTTTTCACTTTCTCTAAGATGGTGTAAGGATTTTTAATATCCTTCTTAGTACTACCCGTTTGTAACTTCTGACCTGTACTCAGACTACGTAAGTTTGCCATATTGACCGTTTTTTAGGATTTTTAAAAGAGAAGCAGAGGCTAGTGGCCTCTGCTTCAGTAACTTATAAGCTGATTGGTAAAAAATCCTGATTTAGAAAGGGTTGTTAATAGCTTTTGCAGCATCAGCGCTCCCACCACTTAATTCACCCATCAAAGTGTCAAAATCTTCTACGTTGTAATCTTTACGAGCTGGATGGCTTTGTAAGATGTACTGAATAGATGTTTCGATTTCTTCCACTTGATTTTGATCCATGATACCACGAGTAGAATACGCGTTGATACCAGCTTCTATCTCAGCGATAGCTAATTCAAGCTGCTCGTTGGTTGTATAAGAAGCTAACATTTCCACTTTACTCATGATAGCTTTCACTTCAGGAGACATCAGTTTGTTCTGAAGCTCTGAACCTGCAGCTTGAGAGATCATGATTTGGGCTGTCTTTACAAGAGCCTTATCAATGCTGATATCCCAGATGAAAGAAACAGCTTTAGCCAAGCCAGGAACGAAGGTTAACGTTCTGTCTGAGCTATGTTGATAACCCACTTCTAAATACTTCTCAAGCTTGTTGCTTGGGATAGTAAGAGTGGCCATCTCATCTTTACTAGGAACACCGATAGCAAATCTTTCACGATAGTTACGAGCTCCTTTGTCGAAATACTTAACCAATTCACCGGCAGATACACGGTTAACGGTCATTTTCAACATAAATCTGTCCCAGAAAGGACTTCCCACTTCTTCTTTAGGAATCTCATTACAAGTGGCTACAAACAGTTTCCACTTACAAGGGATTTTGTGTTTACCATTAAACAAGAACTTCTCGTTCATTACACCTAACATCGCGTTACGGATAGCTGAAGAAGCTTTATCCACCTCATTGATGATAACAATCTCTGCGTCAGCGATCGGAGTGTTTAACGCATACTTGTTATGGGTGAACAGCTCTTCCAAATCGGGCATACCTTTAATTTCACTAGCCTTAGTACCTTCATCAGTTTCTAAGATGTAAATCTTGTTCGCGAAGTCTTCGGCACTCATGTTACCAGCTCTGTTTAGCCAAGCCTTGGCATATTCTATAATAGTTTTGGTTTTAGCACAATATGTTATCCTATAGGCTCTTTATCCTATAGATCTATACCTTTATATATACGTATAGTTCAGACTATATCATCACCAGATTTCTCTGGGCAGGACGCTCGTGTTAGCATTACCATCCTCAACATTAGTTGATAGGACTCGGCTATTAGTCGTTGAACCTTCAAGAGTATTACTACTCAAGCTTGGCTTCTGATTGTCTTGTTTCACATCAAGAGTTTCCAGAAATTCATCCTGTTTAACGGGCGCTAGCTTAATCTCATAAGTCAGATTAGGAAAAAGATAAAGATTTTTTGATAAAAAAGTATATAACATAGAGATAGATGTAAATAAAATGGTTTCTTCTGTTTCTTTTATATGAACAGATATATTATTATATTTAGTCATTATTCTACTTTTAGATTGTTTATCAACAGGAATAAAAGGCTCACCATGGTATCTAAATTGATAACCATGACTACTTAATCTTCCATCATTTTGACAAACTTTAGATACTTTTCCTGTATTATTATTAGCATATTTTTGAGATGCTTTAGTAATAGATTCACAAGTATCTAGTAAGTTTCCTTCTAAATTATACACATCTACTTTTTTACAAGGAGATCCTGTATGTTTTATTATACCTTTTTTTCTTTTATCTTTTAAAGTTTTAGCTATTTTAATAGCGGATTCCTTAGAAGGAGTATTTCTTATAACTTCTTTGGTTATGTTTATAGATGGATTTGTTAGATTAATATAAGATTGTTCTTTTTGAGTAAGAATTTTTTCTTCACATTGTTCTAATATATCACATCTAAAAGCTTTTAACCCATGTTTATTATATAGGTTTTGCATTATAGGATTGGTATGTTTATTGTTTAGTAGATGAGACTTGTGATCATGTAATCTACTATAAATATTAATACTACTTCCTATATAAAAATACTCTTTATCTTTTCCTTTTACTGTTATCTTGTAAATACCTGAAATCTTATTCCAGTTTTTATGTATAATCATAATATATTAGTTTATATATATTATAAATATACAATGTTTACAAGACTTTACAAAAATTATTTTGTAGAAACGCCCGGATTACCCACTAACAAACAAGGAAGGCCTGTTGCTTCAGCTAAAGCTAGCATTTTAAATACTTCTTCTTTGTTTATCAAAGAAGTTTCGATGGTTCTTACTTCTTGTGCTGCTCTCTTTGTCAATAATCTTGCTTTTGGCTGTTGAGTCGTACTCATGTTTTTTACTTTTTGTTGTTTAATAATTTTCTCTATATCGAGAGCAGAGTAATCTGCTAGTAGCTCAAAGGACTTTTCGCCAATAGTATCACTTGTACCAGCGTGTCGTCCATTCTTAGTAAGATATAAATGTTGTCTTTCGATTGTATATTCCCAACCAATTACAGGATTTTGTTCTATACACTTATCAATCGTGACGATTTGACCTTTCAAATCAGGATGACAACCCAACCCGGAATTTACAATCTTCACTCTGTCTCCCTTTTTAAACTTGGCAACAGATGGTGGTGGTTCTTCTGGTAAAGGTATAGTTCTTAACCATCTATGTACACCACGTAATGTAGTCACCACTTTATAGTTGAAACCATCATTACCTTTCATGATGGTTCCAACTGGAGTGGCTGCAGCTGATTGACTTGGGGAAGGTCTTGAAACCCTACTCATAGCTTACAACGCTGCAAAACTATCAGCGCTACTTTGCTCTTGAGCTGTAACGTGATGTTCACTTGGAGATACCGGGATGTCAATGTTTTGAACATCCACTACGATTGGAGCTTTTTTTTCTTCTGCAGAAGCTTTCTTACTGTCATCTATTATTACAAAGATCTTAGCACTTGTTTGTGCATCTTTTAATAACGGATGTTTTTTAATAGACTCAAGTTGACTTTCTGGAGCGTTATACTTTTCTTGTATACTACCAAAACCAACATCGTTTTTCTTTAACCAAGTTAAACGATTTTTCAAATCTTCTAAAAGATCTTGCGCGGTGATTTGCACCTTCTCGATTTTTTCCTCTATCATGTTTGTTGTTTAAAAATTTACCAATTAATACAAAAGCTTGGTCCGTTCATACCTTTAATAAGCTTGTTACAAGCGTTAAAGACGTTATTACAGTCCCAATCTTTACCAGAATACCCAGCTGATGCGGGATGACTGGCTTTTAATATGTGGTGATTTTGTCCTATTATATCTTCAAGCTCTTGAGCTTGTTTTCCTAATAAGATGAAAACCAATCCACTGTTTGTTAGATTCAGCATATCTATAGTGTAAGAAACGAAGTCTTTCCATATAGCTGTATGTGATCCAGGCTTGTCAATCTGACATGTTAAAGCGCTGTTTAATAACAACACTCCCTGATTAGCCCAGCGTTTCAGATTAGGATCCTGATTTGTTGGCCATTCCTCAAACACTGTCTTCTCCAGTTGTTTGAATATTTCTTTCAAACTTGGCTGAGGAATACCAGTGAAACCACATGAAAAAGCCATACCATCGGAAATATTTATTCCCGGATATGGATCCTGTCCCACTATTACAACCTTAAGTTGATCTAGAGGACATTCCTCGAACGCTCTAAAGACATACTTAAGAGGAGGAGTAAATCTCAATCCTTCTTGTCGTAAATCATAGAGCTTCTTAATAATCTTATCAAAGTCGGAACTTTGGATAAATCCTTTTAGCTTATGGGCCCAGCCTGTGGGTTTAAGCTTTTCTATAAGTTTTTCTTTGATCTCTTCGAGATTTGGTTGTTCTATCATATCTTTGTAGAAATAATTATTATGTCAAAAGTAACTACGATAAAGAAAGATGCTAAAGTGACCATCACATTAGGTACAGGTTTCATAGAGGTTTTACAGAAAACGTTAGTCAATCTGTCTTCAGGTAGAACACCTGAAGAAACAGCTAAGTTTTATAAACTAGCTACAGAACAAAATCATGCTGAGCTAGAACCCTGGATGTTTAACATACTTACAATAGCTTCTCTACTAAAAGAGATAGAAACTGAAGCTATTAAAAACAACCTCACTATAGAAGAGGACAGTTCGTCTGTACTCCCAGATCTATAGCCGCCTGTATTGCTAGAGATAGTTCTTCTTTAGAACAATCACCGAATGATTTAGCTAGGAAGTATTCTTTACCGGATACTTCCCGGGCTAGACAAAGTCCGGCTTGATCTTTTATCATAAGCTTAAGATCTTCTACAGAGATTCCAGTATGTATTGACAGTGTTTTTAACATAGCGTGAATCTTAGCCAATTGTGGAAGGGTTCCATCATCATGAGTTGCTTCATAGAAGAACTCAACTATCTGTCCCTCCTCCACTTTGGAAACAAACAACTCGAATTGTTTTGAGAGCGCGAGAGATATAAACTCTAAGCGTCCTCTTTTCTTTCGCATCTTTCCGTTAAAATATCCAGTCATACATCGAAGTATTTTATTTTTGTTGAATCAAAGCCTTTTAAAGCTTCTTTTACCCATAGATCATCCACTGTATCTTTATAACACAATATGTGAATCACGGCCATGTCTTTAGGATTAAGTCTTAGAAACCTACCTATACGCTGTGCACTCTTACGTTCGTTTCCGTACGCATGTAGAATGATACCTGCGCGAAGGTTAGGAATATTTACACCCTCATTAAGCTGAAGAACACAAGAAGCCTGGTTAATATCTCCATTCTTTAGCTTCTCAAGATTGACATCACTGTCTTCATGATTAGCATGTATAGGATATGGAGAGAGTCTTTCAGCTTGTTCTTGTGTGTTACAAAATATTAGACACTTTTCATCAATACTTAGGGCTAGTTTTTTAGCATAGGCTTCTTTTGTGGGCCCGCTCATTAAACTCTTCATGCGCATGATAGTAGCTATCTGTGAAGCTTTTTTACTAGTAGCAGCCAATATAGTGTCACTCCAATAGTTATAGTCGTTCACTTCAGACTTATAGAAATGCCCACCGTCTTTCTTCATCACCTTGATTGTCTTTGCTGAAGACAGCGACATTCTGTGAACGATGATACGATAGTCATTTAAAATCTGATCATCTATAGCGTCATCTGTTATATACGTATATTTAACAGGACATGCGCTAGCCACCATCTTTCCTTTCTCACCGTTTTCATATCGTGGCGGAGTACCGGTTAGTCCCAGTATTCTTCCAGTGTAGAATGTTAGAAAAGATAGATGTGAATAGAGAAGATTGTGAACCTCATCGAACACAACAACACTATAATCATTTGGATTTTGTTTCTTAAGAGAGATGTAAGTGACAAAGTCTATGTTATCCATGATGTCTTTTAGAACATTATGTTTAGCAGCTTCGTCTTTCCAGGTTTGGAATACAGATAGTTTAGGGCCCACAATCAAGATTTTTTTACGAATCTTTTTTGTGAGCCATAAACTCTGTAAATATCTCAGTCCTACAAGAGTTTTACCAACTCCCATGGAGACTGCCGCAGTAGCTCTTGGGGTATCTAACATTATTTGTAAACATTCATTTTGAATATCTTCTCTAGTTTTTTTAATTTTCACTTTTTATTTACTTTTACAAATAAACCCATCGACAAAGCAATAGTACATCTTGGATTTTCTAAAGCTATCTCGAGAGACTCATTTTGTACTTGCTCGCGCTTATTACTCATAGTCTACAAATGTACGATTTTTATGCGGTTATACCAAGTCTTTGGCGGATAGCTGTAAGCGTTGTTTCGTTGTAGAACTTTCCATCTTTAAAGATGACCTGCAGCTTATTTTCTGAAGAGTTTACATCGGCCCAAGACACCTGATCTTTAAGGATGTAATGTCCATCAGCATCTTGTGTAACCATTAATAAACCTTTAGCGCTTTTCTTAACACCATCATCAGTGATAGGATCTTTAAAGATTTCTCTACCAACAAGTTTATAATCTGGAGACACACATGTTTCTTCAAAATCTCCACATATTTCCCCATTACCATGATCTGGACAACCGTTATGAGCATTGATTCCACCCATAGAACATCTTCCTGTACGTTCTAAAACTTCTACATAAGTAGCTTTCATCGCAAAACCAAATGTATCTCTAGTGTTATACTGATAGGTAAATGAACCAACACCTAATACAATATTTGTTGAAGCAAATCCTTTAGCTTCTAAACGTTTACAGATTTCGTTTGCTCTATCAATAGTGATACTATCACCATAAATAGCTCCAATATGTGGATCTAGTACTTTATAACCTTGATCAGTTATAGTACCTCCAAATACTTCCCAAAGTAGTTCTATTACTCCTTTATTTTTTGATAATCTTTCATAAGGGATATATCCATCTTTTGTTTTGGTATAAAAAGATTGATTTGTATCTGAAGATTCTTCAATAAAAATAAATTTCTGTCCTTCTGGTAAGATATATGGTTTATCTATATCTTCTTTAGAAATTACACGATATGATTCATTTTCACCACAAATAATATCAACCGGATCTCCTGAGTCAGGGCGAATAACTAGTTTACCATCACGTGCTAAAATCTCTTCTTTCAACGTTACAATATGCTCAGTACATACTTTCCATAGATCCCAAGTATCTGATACTATTGATAATATCCCCGTAGGATAGGTTTCTAATAGTCTACTAAAGGTTTCTATTTCATCATCTTTGCTTCCCGCACACATTACTGAGTGTTCAGTAGCATTAACAGATCCAACTACCACTCCAGTTTCTCCATAATACTTTCTAGCACCATGTATAACAGGAAGTGAGTCTGATCCTTTAAATGATGTAGCGTGACCCAAACCTGAGCTGATTACAGCATCAACTGAATCCATTCCTCTCATAGAAAAGTCATGTCCTTGCCAGTCAATAAACCAAGCTTTTTCTTTATCAGTTTTTTCCATCCAACTAGTTAACACCTTACGATATGTACTAGCTATAGTAGCTGATGTAAGTGGTTTCCATAATAGATTAGAAATGATTGTTTCTAAATAATTAGTAACCCAATAAAAGTCTGAGTGAGTGTTATGTATACATAACACAGGCACTCTAATATCTACAAAGTTTCCTTCTTCTATAGCTCTGATTTCAACAGGTAAATACCCAAGATCATGTAAAGCTTCAAAATGAGAAACATCATAGTTTGTATTTAGATACATAGAAAGCTCTCTTTTCATTTCTCCACAAACTTCTTCTTTTGGTTTAGAGAAAAAATCATTATCAAAAGCTTCGTATATCTGTTTAACAATCATTTGTTGACCAAAAGATACAACTTTATCACACCCTTTTGGAGCGTATTTATTACTTCTTGGAGTAAAATTAGAAAACACCAAACTTGTTCCTTCAGGATATTGTTGATGATGTCCTGTCTTATAACCATCTGTTAATAACAATGGATTCATATTAAATATTTTTATGGTTTGTAAATAACAACTGTGACATCACAGTTTCTTAGTTCTTTTTCAATAATAGGTTTGATAAGATCCCAATTCCCCCCGGCCAAATGGGAGCCAATTTGAGGAAGACCAATGTGTTTTCCTCTAAAGATAGCGTTCATCTTTCTCATACAAAGCGTAAACGCTTCATAATCAAAAGGTTTTGTCTCTGTACTCCACTGATATTGTGTATAAGCGTTGACAACATACACTGCTTTAGCTAGATCTTTTCTAGATATTAAGACAACGTCTATTTGTCCAAGCTTGTTTATATCACCAGAGTATTTAACATCTTCCAGCTTGAATACATCACAACCAAAAGCTGCAGCCATCTGTGGAGCGATTCCTCGTTTCATCCTACAGAAACAGTTACATCCGTGGGCAATGACATCAAAGTGTCCTTCTTTAGCCAGCTTTATCAAATCACCTTCTATTTCGTTATACATGGTGTAAAAGGTATTGTGGTGATAAAACTATTACTATTGGTAAAACGATAACTATCAGATGTGATGATATGGTTTATATCGTGCTCTGAAAGAGTTTTAAATCCTTTAGAGAATATACCATGAGTCACTATCAGTGTAAGAAACGCTGGTTTTATCTGACTGGCTATACCAACAAAGGTGCCGCCTCCGTCACATAAGTCATCAATGATGACACAATTTTTTCCTGTACACTTTTCAGGCTCCAACACTTTAAGATCAATCTTTCCATTGCTTAAGTCTCTTGTTTTTGTACAATAGACAACATCAACGATGTTCTTGTTCCATTCTAAGTATTTTCCCACTTTCTTTACAGCGCCAGCATCTGGACAGATGAGTATAGAATCTGGTTTGTTATAAGCATCTACTAAAACCTTGTTTGAGATGTTTACACTGTTCTTGATGAGAGCTTTAGCTACATCAGAGTGCACATCATATAACACGACCTTTTCAAACTTACACATGTTGATCAACTCAGCAACCACTTCCAGGTCACAAGAGTCTCCATCTTCCATCACTCTATCAAAGCGCGCGGCTATAAGATAGGGAATAACTAACACCTTCTTCTTAGCGAATAGGTGATCCAACGCATTACTCACTTCGAGTAGATGCATCATATCTAAGCTGCTTCTTAAGGCGCAACTAACCTCTACTTCATCTCCCTCGTTTACGTCTATAACATTGACATGAGGTTGATTGTCCGGAAAAAGCTTTAAGCTAACCCTTTGTTGGTGGTTCAGATCTATCTGTTTCATAACTTTTGTTAATGTTTTGTTTGTTCAATCATAGGAACCTCTGGATATATTATAAATTTACCATTGTCCCAATCAAAGCCTTTTCTTGCATTAACCACTCCAGTGACTTGAGTACCACCCATTCCACCTTTGTTATTAGGAATACAAACCATAAGCTTTGAGTTTCTCTCATTCTGTTCTATAGCACGATCCACTTGTTCTTTTAATGCACCTAATGTTAGTATCATAGTTAAACAATATTAGTTAATGGATATGTGTTCTTCAAAGCTTCTTCTGTAAGTTCATTAAGATCTTCATCACTCATTGGTCTGTTTTCTACTCGTATTTGTTCTTTTACAGCAGCTTTAACATGCATCTGAGCAAACTCTATCATAGCTCTATACTGAACACCTTTTAAAACATCAGCTACAGTGGTTTGTTCTGTAGCAGGTGTATTCTTTTTCCAATCTTCTTTGATTGTAAAAAGGAAATCTTTAGCTGTTGGTATTTTAATACTCATCATCTTCAGTTGTACTATCCCCTCTTACTAGGTCTAGTTGATTACCAATTTCTTTTATTGTACCAGCTAAATGTTTAGCTAGGTTTTTAACTGCTTCTGGATCAAGAGAGCTTAACCACTCATCTTGCTTTTCTATAGGACAGTCTTCAAAGCACGTAGGCTTTCTTCTGTCTTCATCTTCAAATTTGTGGAAGATGTATATACCACTAAGGTTTCTTCTTTTAGACATGATTTATAATGTTTTAATGTATTCTTTAATAAGTTCTTCTGTGGTAAAAAGAACATCTAGTAGTTGACCAAACTTTTTTGTCCATTTTATCTCACTATTGATAACATAACCATAATAATGTTCAGCAACATACTCAGCAAAACCTTTCATGTGTTTTAAGGTTACTTCTAAATTTTCTAAAGCCTCACTTTCACAATTATTATCTGTATGATAATCTTCAGCTATATAGTAATGTTCTTTTTCTATCTTATTCATCTTCTTTGTTTAAACGTGATTCACTAAGACCCAACTCTTTAGCTTCTTCAGGGTGAAGCTCGATGTATGTATGACAAGATCTACATGCAGCTAACCATGTACCAACCTTCAACATATATTCACCACGGCCTTTTTTATGGTGAACATCAGTGGAAATACCTGTGCATCCTACAAGCTTAGCTTCACAATGAGGCTTAGCTACAAGGAAAGCTTCTCTAAGCTTACTGTATACAGATAGTTCTTCTTTCTTTTTCTTGCTAACTGGAGCTATTTTGGTAGTAGATCTATCAATACTTTTGGGAGGCTGGATGTTACTCCAGCACTCCTGACATAGTTTTTCTTTTTTCCCAAGAGACTTCCAGATGTGTTTGAGTTTGTTACAACCGGTACACATTTTAAGTTTACTTAACATACGCCTAAATTAAAAAAGTTTACAGGAAGGATTTTAGCTTCCACAAGTCTGGTGGCGATCATCACTCGTGTAATCTTAAGTTCTTTAAAAGACATTTTGTTCTTGATCTTGTTATCAACATCCTTCATTTCAGCTAAGTCTTTTACAACTCTACTGTTAGGAAACATCTTACTAAGAAAGCTATTAACACTTTCGTTAATGATTTCTTGTTTCCAAAGATTTAAAAGGATTTGTGTCTTATTAAACAAGTCAGTTATCTTTCTCTTTTTAGCTGGAGATAACTCCGCTAATTCTGATTCAGAATAACTACTCAACCCATAAACAACCTGATTATAAAGTTGTTGTTGTGTTTTATTAAAGCTTTTAAACTCTAATTGTTGATACTTAGACACGCCCTTAGCTGGATAGTGTTTATTGTTTGGGTTGGTTTTGTTATCATAATACATCCACTGATGTTTCTGTGAATCTGCGTAACATATAAGTACGCCTGTAGCCGAAGCCGAGATTGTTTTGTTCGGATTCATAATATTC